TGGGTAATATTGGCAATATCATCTATAATTATGCTTACGAATCCTGGATCAGTTTTTTTAAATTAGTTTCTGAGTTAATTGACTTTATTTTTGCTGAGGGGTATCGTACAAGAGTTAAATCCGTATGGGCAGCCACAAATTTAGTTAATGTAATGAAATTATCTAAACGTGAACAATTGCAACAAACACTCGCTTATTCGTCTCCCACAATTAGAACGGATTTTGTATCAGATTATAGAAAGTTAGTAGAATCAATGAGTATTAATAAAACGGATTTTAATGAATTATTTACACCACAACAAAGAAACTTAATTTTTAAAAAACCGATTTTATCATCATTCGAACATCAATTTATACCTTGTAGTAAAGAATTAGATGGAATAACAGACCAGTCATTTGATAAAAGGGTTGAAAGCTGGATTGAGAAAAATGAAACCGAATCCGGCTCAGATGGAGTTTGGATGGGTTTTCTTAATAATAATTTAATTAGATCATCAATAGCCAGATATTCCCCAACTTATGATCCTTATATTAATGCTGATGAGGAACATTTTAGATGGAAAGTAGCTAAAGCAATGGTTGAACATAGTCCTGAAGCACTTAAAAATTGTGAATTCACTGTACCAGAATCCATTCCTTATTATTTTGATAAAGGTCATAAATGGCCTTATTCTTCAGGTGCGCCTTTTATTTCATCACAGTATAAAAAAAGAGAAGCGTTATACCATGCTGGTTACACTCATCAGCTGATTAAAAATGCATGGAAATTATGGCAGAATGGAGAATACCCTAACCAATTTTATCACGCTTTTGTAAAAGCTCAAGTTGTTAATCTAAATAAATTATTACATAACAAACCTATTCGCACTGTTGTTTCACAAGATTTAGCATCGTATTTTTTAGATCAAATTGTACAATTGGAAAGAAACAAACGTATAACTTGGAGAACAACAAAGGTGGGAACTGGTATGATTTTAAATCAAAATATGATGCAATTATTCGATGATATGCGAGTTATACAGGGTAGGGGAGGACATATATTTGAAGTCGATGGTAGAAAATTTGATAGTAAAACACGGCAAGAAGTATTTGATGTTCTTAGTAAATTGATTTATTTTGGATTTGAACATAAGGGTGGTGATATTGCTAATAGAGCTCAATCAGTCATGGCAGGAAAATACAAAAAAATGGGAGATTCCTGGATTATTGGAATAACGGAACATGATACAGCGGGGATAACTATAACAGTTCCTACAAAAGAAATTTTACATAATATATTAAGAAAGTATCCCAGTGAATTTATTCATTGTATAAATCCTAAGGAACTACCTAACGTAGGTGCTAAAATCAATATTATTACACAAAAGGAATTTATCAATGAAAAAGATAATTGGTTCGCTCATATTGACATTAAATCATCAGGTTTGGAAACACATTCCCTCAACGGGGCTAGTGATGATATAAATGTGAATATGTCAAAATATAATAATAAGCAACTAGCAATAATAGCACCAATTGGTTCAGGTAAGTCGACATTTGCTTCTCAACATAGACAAGACATAGTAGATATTGATAAATTAGTTGATGAAAATAATCCATATTTAATTGAAGCCAGAAAAATAAACGACTTTAAAACTATTAATGGAATATACCATCATGCAGTAAATAAACATTTACAAGAAACAAAATTAGAACGAAAAATTTTATTGTGTCATAGTAAATTTCAGCTTCCAGACGGGTTTCATATTATTGGTACAAACTCAGATAATTTACCCTTTAAGTTAAATGACAAAAATCGAGAATCCCTAAGTTTATTACATAGGCAGGCTATTTTAAAAGAAAAAGAAAATTATGATGAGTATATTCATATTAATAGTTCAGATACATTTGAAAATACATTTACTAAAATTTTACATGACTATAAATTCAAATTTAATCCTATTCAATTTGAATTTACTAATCGTAATTTGCTTTATCCATTCCAATGTCATTTAGACTTTGCAAACAATCGCAAATTTGAATCAACGTTACAGGTTAAAGATGTTGAAGAAATAGAAAGAATATTATTAAATTATTCCCAACATGTTGATTTAATTAAAAACGCACACTTAAAAAATCGTGGAGGTGGGACTGGTCAGTCAGCAACCTCTTTTGATAATACTTGGTATTATAAAGCAGCTTATATTATGGGTTGGTGTCGTTATCATGATTATAAAGTTGAACCTCATGAATTCTATGATAAAAATGAACTTGCTAACACGGGTGATGATGCAATTTGGATAACATTATCTGGAAAGGGAAATTTTAATTTGCCCAAATTTTATGATTGTATGCGATATTATGGAGTTGATTTAACAATAGATGAATTTGATAGAATAGAAGATATACAATACTTGGGAAATAAAGTTTGGCGTTTGGAACATAAAAAACATCCAGAGCTATATCAACAATACGAGGATTATGTACGAGTACATCAACGTTATTTAAAGTCGACATACAGGGATAAGGATATATTAACACCCCCTGCACCACCATTATTAGTATACCATGATCAGTCACAAACATTAATGCGTCAATCGGCATTTAGATACTATCAAGCTTCAGGAAAATCAATTCATAATGTTCCTTTACCTGATGATCTAACTCAACATTTCAAAATAGATGAACAATTCTCGAAACAATACTTACAAGAATCAATTATGAGAATTACTGGTCATGGGCTATTAACAGCTTGGCAACCTTTAATGTATGATAGATTAGCGCAATATTATTTAGAAGATGTTAAGAAATTAGCAAAGGTTCAAAGAATTAAAAATTATAGTTTGAAATTAACGCCATCTCGTCATATAAAACCAAAAGTGTATGAAAATTTAAAACATTTAAATAATAAAAAAATTTTTAAAGAAATGGTTTTAGAAATTCCCGATGAAATTAGAAAAGAAATGAAAAATGATAATAGATTAAATAAACCATTTAAAAATAGATCTAAACAATGTGCGTTCTATTCCTTTTTACGTGCTCATCCATTCCCATCTTATTATAGAGTTCTCCAAATTCAAATGAAATTGAAAGAAGGAGAAAAAGATAAGTATTCAGAGTTTTATGAGTCATTCCTTTCTCATGAAACCTTATTAAGAGATAAACCACGTGAATGGATGGATTTTTTAACTAACATAACAGATAATATACCTCGTAAATTACTTAAAATGCAACCATCATTAATAAATCTGTTTCCCGACAATACCTTTTACACTCCTGAACGACGTGCAGAATGTTTTATGTATTTTGAAAATGAATCATCCATTACGACACCAGATTCATTTTCTAATTTAATTAATCAATCACCGGTTGCGCCAATTTGTGATGCAGCAGCCTTTTGGTATAATATAAATAATAATCCTCAGTATTTAGAAGAAAAAAGAAAAATGGTAGTATATAAAGCCGATACAGAGTACCATGAAAAAAATATTAAATGTAATTATTATAAAAATG